GTTGCAATATCAAAGATCTCAACACAACCACCCTTACCTTTCTTGTGAATTGCATTGTTGATCATTGAGTCATGGTAGTCATAGTCGCCTTCTGTAAAGGTATTACCATCAATGCGAAAGATTGACAGTTGACAACCACTCTTTTGTTTACCCCAAAACTTAAAACCAATCTTCTCATAGAAGCCAACTGCGTCAACCTCAGATGATACTCTAAAATATTCTGCTCTGCGTTTCTTTACCTGACGCAATGAATCTTCACATAGGACTTTGGCTGCACCTTTACCTCTATGCTTTACAAAGGTATGAAGTAGTTGAAGGTTGGCAACGTAGGGTTTACGCTTTGAGATTGTAGTAATGATTGCAGCCATTAACTCACCACTATCATCAAACGCACCCCAACACTCATCCCATTGTCCTTGCATATCTGCCTTTGCCACGAATGTACGAGCAAAGTTATCACCCTTCTCAGATGATATGGCTGCAATGAATTCAGCACGTGAACATTTAGACAACTTCAACGTATGTCCTCACTTTCTCTCCACGACCTTCTGGGTGTTTTGTTTTCTCCCAGCCGATGAATTGTGGTAGACTCCACATCATTGGAGGGAATGTGTAGTTGTTTGATGAAATCATTTCAGCAACAGTTGGTCCATCATTTATAGCAGCATGTAGGAAGTCCTGAACAAATCGAAAGCATGATTCAAGTTCATTGCGCTGCATTGTGCCACGAAACAACCGAAACTCAACAGTGTCAATATGCTTCAATGCGTACATATTAATTGCATAACGAAATGGACGACCCATTGATACGCCATCTTTACCTGCAGCATGCATCTTAACAAAAGAATCAAAATCAGTTGCCAGATTGATAATGTTATCGCTCATGTAATCTGGCAACGCACGACCACCATCAAACTTCAAATACATCTTAGCACCTTTAACACCACGCATCTCATTGTGCTCAAAGAAACCATACACATGCTCAATGGTAGTGTGTTGATTTTCTTTGATGTATTTGGTAAGTCTCTTTAGCGCATCAATGTCATCTCGAAGTCCAGGTACTCTGCAGTGTATGTGTGAGTGGCAGGTTGCACCAACAGTAGGTGGTGTACCATTATCTTCAAAGAGTTTCTGGAGTTCGAAATAACGATCGACTTGTTCCATCCAAGTTTTGGTTGGCTTGGTATTAATCTCACCACCAACTGGAGGGGTTTCACCTAGAGGATCTGCACATACGTATTGGTATGGTTCTCGTAGGTTTATGATATCTCGTTCACTAAATTCCCAAGTGCCAAGATGTTCTGGAATTGAAAAAGAGCGAGGCACATCACCCCACTCTATTTCCATACCGTAAGTAAATTTGTTAGATTCGTATTGTTTCAATTTCATAGTCTACCTGTTGTAAGTCCTTGTTATTTACACTCACGTTTTCTACCATCATTACATTTCGTTCATCAACTGTAAGGTAAGTATTGAATGGAACCTCAGCAGTTTGCGTCAATCCAGCACGAACAGCAATGTCCTCAGTAGAAGTAATTATAGTTCCACCATCAATTAAAGTAAAGTAAATTGGACGCTTTCCATTTCTATAGAAACGAATCTTCTTTGATGCCCACAATTCACAAACAGCCAGTGATGCGTTAGACCAATGTTCCAATGGTGACTTATCATCTTCCAATGACTTGAGGATTAGCTCAGTATCATTCTTAGTTTCACATTGATAGCCATACTTGTCTTTCCAGTTCTCTGGAAGTTCTTGTGTGATCACTCCATTGTGAACCACCGAAATACTATCATTGTTAATTGGTTGATTGTATTCAAGGTCAGAAGTGCTGTAACGACAATGCCCAACAAGGTAAAGATTACCATCTTCATTTACATAGTCCCAAAATCGAAATGCAAACTCAGTTGCTGGTACTGGAAGTTTGTCTGTATGAATCTTAGAGTTCTTAACATAAGATACTCCAGTAGCGTGCATTCCTCGAATACGAGATTCAAAGAACACACGTTTCAACATATCCGCATGTTTCTCATTGAAGTTGCGGATTACTGCTCCAACTACTGCGCACATCAAAAGAATCCTTCAAGTGAAGATGACTGTTGTGCTTCTGGGTGATACTTGTAAAGATCTTCTTCACCCATCTTACCACGCAGGTAGTCATACCATTCTTCAGAATCCCACATGCCTGGACTTACACCATTCCATAGTGGACGATTCTCTGGATGTTCTTTGTTAAGTCTGCGGTCTTCAACGAATTGGAAACGTGTATCCTCGTATTCTTTGCTACCCAACTCAAGCATCTTTTCACGGAAGTAGCAAACCAAAGAAATACGTTCAGCAATCTCATCATGACAGATGATTGGAGTATTGCCATGCATGACCTCATGGTTGTTGATCAACAGCAAGTCACCTGGACGAACATTAACTGCAACACGATACTCTGGTGCAACAAGATAACAACCAGAGTAGTTACCGTTGTTTGAAAGAGTCAACAGGTTTGATAGTCCAGAATTTAAATCACCAGCGTCAAAGTGACAAGCAGTGCGGAATGTTTTGTTCACAGTGATAGTTGTGAAGGGAGTTTCTGGAACTAAGAATCCAGAATCAATTTTACGTGCAGCACTCATTTGGTTTTCATATCTCCAAGGCAATAGATCTTTGAAACCTGTGGAAAGACTTTGAAGGAATGGGAATGCCATTTTAAATTTGTCAAATTGATCACGAGTGTAAGATGTTGCACGACCATAAGGGATGCGTGGATAACGATCAAACCAACCAGCGATACCAGAGTTTACTGAGTTTGCATAGGTAGTCATACAGATTAGTTTCTCTGCTACGTATTCTGCTTTCTCTTTGGCTTCATCTGGTGGAAGTTGCTTCATTGCATCAACCCAATCTTCAAACTTGAAGTTCTCTTTCTTTACACGCTCGATTGACCAAACACGTGCACGATTAGATGCACCATCTTTCTTACCTTCATACTTCTTGCGTACTTCTTCAATTGGATCTTCACCAAACAGATTCTCTGTTGGCTTTAGAAACTGATCAAGCATTTCGTACTCATACTCAGTGACCCACTGACGATTACCCAAAGAACCTTGACGTGGTCCAGCTGCAATACCACGATTCTGAGTTTCAACTGCTGCTTCTCTCAGACCAGCATATGCTGCATCTTGTTGTTCTTTACTAAAGTAGTTCTTGCGAAACTTAAGAACGATTCGTTCTTCAGAGTACGTCATCTCTGGGTGACCAGGAATCTCTGGCATGTATACATCAATATCTTCTTCAATGAGAAAGTCATAATGACTTTCATCTGGAAACTGACCCATCATGTGAGTCATGTCCAGTTTATTTTCAGCTACTAATACCTTTACCATATCTTTCTCCTAAAACTTAAATCCGTTAAATGGGGCACTACCATTACTATGTAGTCGCTTGCCAAAGTCACTTTTATCGAATAATGGTTTGTCATCATCTTTTGTACCAGCATCAGTCAATCCAGTTTGTGCAGATGCTTCAACATCATACAACTTCATCTTAGCTCTATCAATACCAATCACAAATCTTTTATAATGGTTTGGATCATTGTAGCGATTCTTCAACTGCTTTACAATAATTTGATTCAATTGTTCAAGTTCTTCATTCGATACCAAAGCAAACATAAAGTCAGCAGTGGCTGGCAAACCAAACGATTCTGAAGTATCTTCAAGTCCTGGATCTGAGTTCGTGAATCCAGAACGAGTTGTTTGAGTAGCTGACATGATAGGAACATTATATTCAACAGCTAATCCACGTAGTTCTTCAGCAATTGTCTTTACATATGTATAAGAGTTTACGTTGGCTCCCATTTTCAATCGTTGACTTGCACAGATGTTTAGGTAGTCAATCATGATAATGTCTGGCATGAATTCACGCTTTAACTTTAACTCTTCCAACAGTGCTCGGAAATGTCCAGCATGAGCAGAAGCTGTTGGGTATTCTTTGACAATCAGATGTCCTTTAGTTTTCTTAGCGATCTTTTCAATACGTGTATCAAAGATATCTTTGTCAATTACCTTTAGTTCATCCATGGTTAGGTTGAGCAAGTTCGCATCAATACGTTCAGCGATTCGTTCCTCAGCCATTTCCATAGTTATGTATAATACATTTTTACCTTGCATCAAAACACCAGCTGACACATGACACATGAACAACGACTTACCAACACCAGTACCAGCCAGTGCAATATTTAAAGTTTTCTTGCTGAGTCCACCTTTGGTGATTTTGTTGAACATGTCCAAGTCGAAACTAATCTTCTCTTCCACCCTGTGATAAAAATCAAACCTATCATTTGCATCTTCAATATAATCATGACCAACATGATTGTCAAAGCAAACAGAAAGTGCATCAGAAAGTATGGAAGGAATAGCGTCTTGTGTATTAATTTTATCATTGCCATCGATAATCTTGATTGACTTGAGGATTGCATTATACACTGCCCTATCTTTACAAAACTTTTCAGTATTGGTCAACAACCATTCTTGGTTGGGTTCAAAATTGGTAAGAGTTCTGGCAAACTCTTGCATCTCAGGAATTTCTTTATCAGTGAACCCAGTCATATTACCAATCTCAATGGCAACAATGTCAAGGCTAGCTGGCTTGTTATACTTCTCAAAGAACGTAAGTAACAAAGAAGCAATTGCCAACTCTTTGCGGTCTGCGAAATACTCTTTCTTTAAATGGGGAACTACCTTGCGGCAATACTCTTCACTCTGAATCAGATTCGATAATATCGCCTGTTCTATTCTCATTGTCAACACCACCTGTATAAGTTACATTATTTTTTGCTAGTTCTTCATGAAGTAGTTCTTGAAGGAGATCTCCAATGTACTGCTCGAATTGTTTAGGATCAGATCCTTTTCGTTCATCAAGTGGATCATACAAGATATCGTAGTCAAACTTTATCTTGAGGTGATCATTGGCGTCATCTTCTTCAAAACTAACTTTACCGTAAGTAAATATTATACCTGAATACGGATCTTCAAGCAACTTTATTGCTTCAAGACCAGTGGTCTTACTTTCTACGGTAGTGTATCTTAGGTTACTCATCGTCATCTATTGTTGCAAGTTCTGCTTCAATGTCTTCATCCTTAAGGATTTCTGACGAACCAACTTGATACTTGTTCTTTACAAATTCAATGAAGGACTTTTGCATTAGGATAGGCATCCAGAATTCTTTGTTGTCAGTATCTTTTAAACGATACTTCTTTTCTTCAACGACACCATCATCGTCTACCTTAGAGTACCATCCATTAGAGGGTTTGACCACATGCTTGGATTCAAGAGCAATGTCAAGTAGACCAGACCAACGACTGATACCACCATCATGATATACAGTAACAGGTATCTTAGATTTTTCACGCACGTACCTCGACTTTTCTACATTAATGATAAAGTTATAACCAATGATCTCAGTTCCTTCTTTCTCTTGTTGGCGACCAATGATAAAGATGTTATCAGCTGAGTAGTAAGAACCAGTACCACCACCAACGATTGCTTTCGGATACAAACCGATTTCCATGTAAGTGTGATTAACAACAATCAATGGAATGTCTTTAAGGTTCAAGTGTGGAGTTATCATACGGAACAGAGACTTCATCTGCTTGGCACGAGTCATATCACCAACAGACTTACCTTCTAGCGCATCATCAACTTCTTTCTTTGAAGCCAGATTGCCAATTGAATCAATGACGATGATAAGATGATCACTGCGCTCAACTCCTTGTAGTTGTTGCATGATGTCAAACTTCAACTGCTCAACATCAGTCAGCGGAGTATGGATAACTCTATCGGTATCAATACCAAACGAATCGAAGTATGATTGTGGAGTTCCAAACTCTGAGTCATAGAACAACATGGCAGCATCTGGGTACTTGTCCATGTAAGACTTTGCCATCAGTAAAGAGAACGCAGTCTTAAAGTGTTTCGATGGACCAGCCCACATTGTAATGCCTGGAGTCAGACCACCATCAAGACGACCAGACAAAGCAATGTTGATTGCTGGTACGCTGGTAGGAATCATATCCTTCTTGGTGAAGAATTTTGATTGTGAAAGAACAGCTGAGTCTTTGATCGTGCTGTTCTTTTTAATTTTATCTAGAATGCTCATTTTAACCTTTCAGGAATTCAAGAAGTGCCTTCTCATCCATGGTGCCAGTTTTACGCTTCAATTCAGCACCAGCATCATTGAGAAGAATCATTGTTGGGACAGAACGAATATTATATTCTGCAGAGATAGATCCACATGTATCAATATCATGTTCTTGAATGGGGATTTCAATTTTATCTTTTGCAGTCTCGATAACTTGCGCAAGACCTTTGCATGGACCACACCATGATGCGGAGAATTTTAATGCTTTCATCTCTATCCTTTTAAATAATTATACTCTACTTTTTATTTGCAGTCAACTTTTTCTGTGGTACATCGAACACAAAAGTAATGCGTGTGCAATCTCCAATGTTCTCAGTGCCATGTTTAAGTTTATTGTTGAACCACAATAGAGTTCCTGGTTCAACATCAACGTACTCATCGCCAACGAAATACCTATACCTACCTTCTATGGAAAGATGATACCTGTCTTTGTCTTGGTAGTATGTGCCCTCATCTATATGTAGTCCAACTGCACCACCCACTGGCAGTGATAGAAAACCACAACGATAAAATTTACCAAAGTGTCGCTTTAAGAAAGCAACGATCTCTGTATGACGATCATAGGCTGGAGTCTTGATACAGATGTTAGTGTCTCCAACAAATTCTTCTATCTTTGTCACACCACCCATGACCAGCTGCAATACTCCAGCCTGAATATCTTTATATCCACGATCAAGTAATGTCTCAGCCGCATCAATCTTGCGTTGACCACCCCAATCTTCTGGATACTTATCAAGCTGTTTCTTTATCTTAGAAACATTGATTCCAGTTTTAACGATACGAATGTTATCCAAAGAAATCCTCCAGTGAAGACTTTTCTTCTGCGCTCCAACCAAGTGGGCTAATGACTATGTCAATTGCGTCAAGGAAAGTCTTTTCAAATTGTTTGTCGTAGTCAATGAATTGATGCAGTCCAAATTCCTTGGGTAGTTCTTGAGAGAATGCAACAACGTCTTCATTGAATGGATTAGGTTTCTTAACATACACAAAACGAATCTTATCACCATCACGAATCAACTGATGTTTCTTTTCAAGACCTTGGCGTTTGATATAGTGATTGAACAAGAGAGAACCTCGGACATGTATCGGAGTACCCTTTGTATATATTGGAGAACCAGCATACTGCTTCATACCATTCACACCACGAGGAAACGCAATCTCTTCAACAGGAAGATTGTTGAATTCTTTTCGGAACTCAATTATGTATTCCTGTAGAACCTTCTCATCTCCTTTGAGAATAACCTCAATTGAATCACGCAGCTTGCTACGAATAACCGCAGGTGTAGAGGACTTGACCATCTCCAAACCCATAACTTTGATCTTAGGTTTCGCATATTGAACACCTTCTGAGTTGTGCACATTAAGAATGTATCTTTTCTTGGCAGTCCAGATACCTTTATCAGCCAACACCTCACGCTTCATCTGCATCTTCTGAGCAAACGCATTCATGTACTCAGCAAGTTCTTGATAGCCTTTATCAATGAATGGTTGAAAAATATCTTCACAGATCTTGTCCATGAATTTAATTTTCTGCTCATCAGTCTTTCCAGCACATGCAGTCTCAACAAGATGTTCCATGGAAAGGTAGATTGAATCCGTATCAATGGCAATCACAAAGTCTTTACCCTCAGTCTTGAGAGTTTTGTTCATGAACGCATTTAGCTTGTTAGCCATCCAACGAATAGACAGCTGACCTGAAGTAGTAATACCTTCAGCCATACGTAGATCGAAGTATCGGAAATACTGATTACCCATGGCACCATAAGCTGAGTTCAGCGCAATCTTCATGGCCATCTGCAGATTGTTTAAACGAGATATCTCTTTGATCAGTTGCGTCTTGGATTTATCATTCTGATATTCCTGTTCAATCTTCAGCATCTGCTTCTTGAATTTGCTGCGGTCAATGTACATCTTTTCCATCAACTCAGGCATGAACCCTTTGACGTCTTTGCGATAACACCAACCATTTGCAGTCAATGAAAGACTTCTGCGTTGCGCATAAGAAGTATCGACTTCTTGATTGAGTAACTTCTCAACAGTGCAAGGAATCTTATCATGCGTCAATGTTTCGGGACTGATGTTATACTGCATGATCAAGTGAGGATATAGTGAGTTCAAGTCAAACGACGCAACCCACTTATGCAATCCAAGAATAGGATCTTTAACATACGCACCTTCAAACTGCGCATCTTTACCAGAGCCAGTCTTTGCTGGAATGGCAATCATCTTTTTACGCAGGTGATTGTAGATGATGGCGTCCCACATACGAACCTGAGAGAACACATCTTCATAGTTGATCTTGGCATTGTACGCCATGGTCAAGCACAGTTCGATCAAACGCATCTTGTCATCAAGACGATACACAAGTTCAGTATCTCGAATGTTATACTCAACAAAGATCTGCCAGAAGTTTGTGTAGGAATCTTTGAAGTCCTCTCCAGGCAACTCAAGTTTACCTTCACCAAGTTCTTCTTGACAGATATAGTCCAGACGATATGACTCTTGCTTTTGGTATGTAAACTTCTTGTACAGAGCAAGGTAATCTAGGTGCGCAATGCCTTGAATGTCGTAGTGAATTTCTTCGTTACCTTTGATAAAGGTCTTACGTTCATTCAGGTATCCCCATGGAGAAAGTTTCTTGGACATGGACTCACCAAGTTCTCGATCGATACGACGAACAAGATATGGAATGTCAAAGAACTCAGTGTTCCATCCAGTGATGACATCTGGATAATTGTCCTGCCACCAGATGATGAATTCTTTTAGTAGTTGTTGTTCATCACGGCAGGTTTTATAAACAACATCGTCACGATCATGCACAAATGGCTTTGTACCAAAAACCGTAATCTGTTTTGTCTTGCTGTCTTTGATTGAGATTAACAGAACCTCTTCATTGGCAAGTTTGATATCTGGAAAACCATTTTCTGTTTTGGTTTCAATGTCCAGTGAGAACACACGAATGTTATCCATGTCAAAGCGAATGTCACTTTCATAAGTGTCGCTGATGTATTGACAAACGTAGTTCGTGTTTCCGTAAACGTCAAACCCTTGCACATCTTCGTAGCGTTTGACAAAGTCTCGGGTTTCCTTTATCGTTCCTGTCTTGATCTCATCGACAATAGTTCCATCAAGAGTTGACCATTGACTGGTTTCTTTCTTGGATGGAACATAGAGTGTTGGGAAGAAGTCAACTTTACGAGCAAAAGGTTTTCCATTCTCAATACCTCTGACGCACATTCTGTCGCCAAGGGGAAACACATTTGTATAAAATTGCATTAAGTTTGTTTTCCGTACATTAGTTGCATTGCGTCAAGTGCGCAATCGTGGACTGGATGATGTTTGATTACAGCTGCACGATTAAACAATGGGTGGTCAACTTCAACATATCCATT